TGAAGCGTCTTTATAGGATTCGAGCCTTGCAATTTTGACCTTCCCAGGTGGTAGTACTGATGCAGCATCTTCCGCTGCTTTTCTTCCAGCCTGATCTCCATCAAAGAAGAGAACAATTTCCTCATAGCCTTGGAATAAATCGTATTGTTTCTGTATATCTTTTTTGGCACTAGCAGCTCCATGAGGGAGTGAGACCATTGGCCATCCCTCCATAGCTTCATAACAGCTTGCAGCGTCTAATTCACCCTCAGTAACGACAATCCGTTTACCGCTACTAGGAAATAAATGCTGACCAAAAAGAGTATCGGTAGTAATCCCTTCATAATAGAAGTCCTTTTGTTTGGTCTTTACTTTTGCTCCCTGAAGTATTCCGTCGCTCGTGAAATAATAGTGGCGTAGAAGTTCTCCTTCTCTGTAGATTTTATACTTTTTGCACGTCTGCTCTGAGATACCTCGTTTTTGCAGCCTTTGAGCTGAACCTTGGATTTGTACATTGGTAGACATTTGGTGATTGTGAATAATTTCTCCATTCCCAGGAGTACGGGCGTGACATACAAAGCAGTAGGTATGTCCATCTGAATACTCAGACTTCGCATCACTACTGCCACAGTTTTCACATGCTGTATGTCTTACAAATTCGCTCTCTATATGAGCCATTCCATTGGTATGTTGTGCCAAGCAGTCCAAGGTATATCATGCTTCTCGCACCACTTGGCGTAAGTAGTTTTAGATTTCTTTGAGATCTTGTTGTAAGGAGCTTGGAAGACCATTCTTATATCTAAGTCTGGATTCTGCTCCTTTACAGCTTTCATCTTTCTTCTATCAGCTGAGTCCCAGTAACCCTTGGTTTCTAGATATATACCATTAGGTAACAGGAAATCAGGTGAATAATTATGTTGTATTTGGTATGGAACCTTAGTTGGTTCATACTCATAATCAATACCTAATTCACACAGTAAATCTGAGACTTTCTCTTCTAGTTCTGATTTGAACATTAGAAGTCATCGTCTTCTACTGAGCAAGGTGTACCTACTGACTCAACATTTGGTTCACCTGCTTTAAAGCCTTTGGTCTTACCAAATAGTTCGGCTACTCCTACTTCATCTAGATCTCCTGTATCTACTCCAGCTCCTCCTTTAACTGTCACGATTTGTACTCCAGAGAGCTTCAGAGACGTTCCATATGAGATACCATCTCTTAGTAGGTAAGGCTTCTGTATAAAGCCTAACTTTACCGTAGACCCAGCATACACAGGAGTATTAGCGTCAGTAATTGGACTACCTTCAGTGTCGACCACTGGGGGTTTTCTGTCTTCAGCCCATGAGAATTTGATGATGTATTTTCCATCTGATACCTCCTCCCAAGGCTCTGGTTTTAATGAGGATCTCTTAGGGTTTTTGAGCTTAGACTCAGCCCACTTAAGACACTCAGTTCTTTCTTCTTCTAGTTTATCAATCATGTCTTGACCGACTACAGCTCTCAAGCTATAGCCGTACTGACTTGGCTTCATTACAGCCTGATAACCCTCTAATACTACGGGATCAGGTGTGACGTGGATGTTTCTCATTAACAAAAAAAGTAAGTGGATTCAATTACTGACTCTGGTTGCAAGTCGCCAATAATCGGTGGTTCAGTCTCTGCTCCTATCTGTTGAGCAAAGTCTCTTAAAAAATCATGCTCCGCGAACAGGTGCATGTATGTATCTCTAACTAGATCTCCTAGTAGTTTCATATCATTAGCTCTACATAAAACAGAGTCATGTATTAAAGCTATTGGTGCATTGAATTTCAACGCTGATATATGCAACAACGATGCATCTAATGAATGGATAAGATTAGGTGCAGTTGCATTCTTATGGTGAGCTTTATCTACTTTCTTACCATCACCTACAGCTACACGTAAGTTAACAGTGCCTAGTAGTTGTAGTTGTATTCTTACAACCTCTTTCTTATTTAACTTCTGTCTAACAGTAAAGTTAGATGGAGTTTCCCATTCTAAATATTCTTTACCATCAGCTAAGACCTTACTAACCTCTGTCTCTATCCATTTCATAACTGCCATAGGTCCAGGGAATATCTCATTCATTGCATCCCTAACAGCCTTGACAATCTGTGTTAGCTCATCTTTATCAAGCTCTACACCTTTATCCTTTAATGCTTCACGTATGTATGACCTATTACTGTATGGTTTTGCATTGTAAGGTATTGTCATAACTGTACGCTTAGTACATTTACGATCCCAGTAAGGACGTATCTTCTCAGGTATATTTGGTAAGGCTTTCTCTGCTATTACTTGATAAGCATCTTGTGGTTTAGAACTAGGTATTACATTAACTAATTCAGCGGTTGATTTACATTTACACAACCCTGATAAAATTTGTAATCCAGATGCAGTAGCATCGGTAGCGATAGGTAGATTAGTAGTAGTCTTAGTCTTAGCTATAACTATCTCATAGTATTCTCTACATGCTGCAAGGAAGCACCATGGTTCCGAGACACCTTCCCATTCATGTATATAACCTATTGGATCTTCAGCTACATTCTTAATTAACTCAAGGTTATCTAAGACCCATTGCTGCCTATCAGACATACTGTCTTTATCTCTACCAGCCGTTGTGGCAACTTGGAAAGCTAACCATTCTTTACCCTGTTCATTTATCTCTGCTGACTCACTGAAGAGAATCAAACTTTTTCCAAAGTCTGTATCCTGCAAAGATAATACTGACGGTATGGGATATGCACGTCCTCGGTAATCGAAGCTCCACGGCAAGAAAAATTCTTTACCTTTAAACTTATCTACCGCTGCCATTTGCATTCGTGTTCTACATGAACGCCTGAATGACTGAGCATTTAAATCTCTTTTCTCTGTAGCTCTCCTTCTCCAGTCATGCCTTGATTCCTTATTGGTAGCAATATCAACTGGCTTAGGAGGTATCTCATGGTTAACGATAGGAATAAACTTTCCTACTTCATAACCATCTTTATCTAACTGCTCAGCTACTCTTACAGTAAATGGATTTAACTGGTATCCAACCTTCTGAATCTTGTTCAAAAAGGCGACAGGTTCTTCTCCCTGTATACATGACTGACCGCGCCTGACCATTGAATTAATCTGTAAAAGCTCGTCAAGAACGTAACCACCATTCTCTTCTATGCTCCAATCCCTTGGAGATATCAACATTGGATATGAAAGAGGTGCAAACTCTTCAGCATCCTTCAATACTTGTTCTTTAGAAGCTAAATACTCAGGTGTTGGGACTACAAATATGTTTTTATTTCTTCCTACATATTTAATTTGTTTCTCAAACCAACCACTCTCTTCTACAAAACAATCAAGCAACCAACCACCAATGAGTACGGATCTAGCTCGACCCCATGCCTCCCACGGTGCTACCTCATACCGATTCATTAATGTTTGAATCTTTTTTATTTTGTAATCAGTTCCTGTTGCTTTGTGCCAATAATTATCTTTAAGAGTTTTTAATAATGCAGGTACTTTATCTTCGTAATAAAGCATCTGACATTCTTTCTCTATACCAAATCCAATAGCAGCTGAAATATTTGTAACAGTGTTACTATCAATTCTATGTCCAAATATCTTATCAATTGCAATCTTGCAAGTTATTGCCGCGCAACTATCACTACTAAGTACTGATAAGAATGGTTTTAGATCTTTAAATTTAACTCCAACTTTTCCTTCATGAAGTCTATTGGAAGTATCTTCTATTCTTTTAGAGAGCTTAGGTATTAATACTTGTAATGTTGTCGCACCATATATAGATGCGGATGCATAACTTTGTTCTTCTAATTTTTTTGTATTTCCATATAATTTATCTTTTCCTAAGCGAATTTGATCGCGCTCAAGCTGAACTTGATCCGCGAGATTACTCATTGTAAGCATTAAAAATAGCGCGGTAGATTGAACGAATTAATCTATACTTAAGTGGATATTGCTATAAATAAAGATACCCCAAGGCTTTTGACCTTGAGGTAATGTTGTCTATACGATAGTGGATTAAAAGACTATGTAGTTTTTAAGTCTGGTGCGTCTACCAATTCCGCCACACTCCCACTGGGATTAGGACCCGCTGTAGATTAGCACCAGTCAAAAACATTGCACTTAAAATCCGAAAATGAATAGATTTGAGCCGACTATAGACGCGGCAGAATGATGAGTGTGGAGATTTAGAACTCCAGTTTCATCGTATGTTTTTGTTGACTTTCACTTGTTGATTTGGCATATCCTAATGTTGTGGATATAGAACTATGGCCAAGCATATTCTGTACATCAATTGGTGGTGTACCTGATGCCATGTGCCACGTACCAAAACAATAGCGAAGTGAATGAAAACAATAACCATCCTCTTCATATAGACCTAAGTAATGCATACATTTATAGAATGCACGCCTTAATTGGTCATCACCTGACCATTCATCACCAAAGATCTTTACATTTGGTTTAACAAACTCAACCCTTGATTTAAGTATTGGTTCTAATAAAGGATGGATTGGTATTGTCCTTGCCTTACCCCACTTACATTTCTCTAAGCAGAGAATGTTTAGGTCAAAGTTTACCCATCTAGCAGGAAGGTTAAGGATCTCTGATTGCCTCATTCCTGTAAGAGCTGCGAACTGGATGATGTCAGCTAAGTCATCACGCCTAAGTTGCGTCCTTGCGAAATCAATCATGTCATGTACCTGCTGCTTAGTGAAGTAAGTACGATTTGATTGACGTTCTTGGAAACGAGGGAATGGTAGGAAATCAAGAGCAGCATCATGCAATCTCATTGACTTCGTAAACTTAAGAACAACAGAAACAGCAGAGATAAACCTATTGATTGATCCATGTTGTAACCCTTTATCCTTGAGACGATTAGTTAATGTAACCATCAATGGATAGTCGATGTTCTTAATGGGGAATGTTAGTCCTTGAAACTCTGTGAA